AGAGGTCGGCCCATTTGGCCTTGAACGAGTCCATGGCCTGACCGCCATTGGAATAGGCGTCCACAATCTCCTGGGATGTCAGGCCCGTGACTTCGGCGACCCGGCGGAAGTCCTCCGGGTCGAAATTCTCGAAGAACTTCTTAGCGACGAACGATCGACTCGCCTCGGTCGCCGCGCCGGTCTGCTTGTCAAGAGTCTCAGAGAACGCCTCTGCTGCCTGGCGAGCATTTCCCTGGGCGACCGAAAACGCCCCGAGCGCCAACGTCGCGCCAGCCAGCGCCAGACCCCACGGCCCACCAAGCACCCCAGTGACCGCGCCCAGACCGTTCGCCGCAGACACACCGCGCGGCCCCATCGTCTCCAGCGTCGCTTTCAGGGCCGCGTACTTCGGGATGGCCATCATCGCCGCCCCGCCGCCGAGCCCAATCACAGCCACGAGCCCACCCAGGACCGTCACGGCAGTCTGCACCGGGCCGGGAAGGTCGTTGAAGCCGTCCGCGAGCATCCCGACCTTGTCGGCAGCTCCAGCGAAGATCGGCAGGACCGTGCCGCCGATGGAGATCGCGGCGTCGTTGATCTTATTGCGCGCCATCTCCACGCGGGATTCCGCTGTGGCGTACCGCTTCTCGGCCTCTTGGGTGAGCGCGAGATTGTCTTCCCACGCTTGCGTGCCCAGCGCCAGGCTCGCCGACAGCAGGTCGGACGCTCCGGCCGTCCGCAGCAGCGTGTCCCGAACCCGGATCTCCGACAGCCCTAGGTCTTCCAGGACCCCGAAGACGTCCCCGCCGGCCTTTTGGATTCCCCCCAGCCCCTCGATAAAGGCCACGACAGCCTGTGCAGCGTCGCGGCGGAAAAGGTCCGAGAACTGCACAACCGACATGCCCGCGACGCGCGCAAAGTCCCCCACCGCGTCCGACCCGGTGCCGACCGCCTTAGCGATGTCGATCATGACACGGGAGATGGACGACCCTCCAGCGTCCGCCTCAATACCGAGCGACGACAGGGCCGACGCGAAGCCCATCACCTGGGCCTCAGTTATGCCGATAGTCCTCCCGGCCCCGGCGATCCGTAGCGACATCGCGAGGATGTCAGCCTCGGTCGACGCCCCGTCGTTGCCGAGAGCCACCAGGGCCGACCCGGCCCGGCCAGCCTGCGACGGTAGGACACCCATGATGTTGCCCAGCTTCGCCAGGCCCGTCGCCGCGTCATCCGCCGAGAGGTTCGTCGAAACGCCCAGCGCGATCATGGTCTTCGTGAAGGCCGCGACGTCCTGACGCTTCACGCCGAGCTGACCGGCCGCCTCAGCAACCCCAGCGATCTCCTCGTGTGTCGCGGGCAGCGTCTTCGCCAGCCCACGCAACTCCTGCTCCAGTTGCGCCAATTCGGCCGCTGACCCGTCGACCGTCTTGGTCACACCAGTCCAGGCCGACTCCCAGTCAGAGGCAGCCTTCGCCGCGAGCCCCAAGCCAGCAGCAGCCAGCAACCCGACCGCCGTAAAGCCGCGTCCGAGAGACTCCATCGACGCCAGGCGCGCGGCATTGCGCTGCTCAGCCTCCCGAGCGGCCGCCATCTGCATGGCCGCCACCTGCCGCTCCTGCCGCTCCAGCTTGTCCAGCTCGCGGACCATCGACTTCGCCGACGCCTCCGCCGACTTGAAGCCGCGGTCGTTGAAAGTCGAATCAAGGCGGATCTGCAGGTCGTTCTTGCTGGACATCCGTCCCCCTCAGGCAGGTGCAGTCGGGACATTGGGAAGCCGGTCCGGCGGCAGCGACTAGCCCAAGACCGCGCGTGCGGTCGTTGTCCTCGCGCAGTGCGTCCGTCGCGCGCTCTTTCGCCTGGCAGCCGAGGCAGACCTTCGGATGCCAGTGCCTTGGGGCGGGCTTTCCTCGGCCCCATTCGTCGTCATGGGTGCCACACGACGGGCAGCGGGTCTCCTGCTGCTCCTGCCACGCCAGTGCCGCGGCCTGAGACTCGGGAGGCCACGCCAGGAAGCGATCGAGTGGGATGCCGCGGGGCGCGCAATAGCCGACTCGCGCGGCATATAGCGGGTCCCGCCTCAGCCTTTTGGGACGTGCGGCTCCCAAGCCGACGTGTTGAGTCGCAGCAGTGCCCCCCACAGCGCGAGGGTCTCGCCGCGGCCCCACTCGGCCAGGAGGGCGCGCCACACGTCATCGTCTTGGAGCGACTCGTCCTCGGCGCACAACGCGGCGAGGACCGGCAGTGCGGCCACGGCGTCGACTCCTGCATCGTCACCCTCGGGCGACGGGTGTGCCGTGACGATCTTCTCCCAATCCTGCGCGGACAGCGCAACGAACGTCACATCCACGTGCGTCAAGGCGCGCAGATCCTCGACCTGCCGCTGGACCTCCTGCAGCCCGTCGAGGTCACCCGCTTCGAGCGCCGCCAGCCCCGAGCGCTGGAGCGAGACAATCTGCTCCAGCGCCTCCGGGGATGGCGAATCCAGCTCGACAGGGACGACAACCCGCCGCCTCTTCTTGGCGGCGAGCCGGTCGCGGAGAGTCTCCATCAGGCCGGGATCGCGACGTCTTCAGCCGGCGCACCGGTGATCGCGTAGTCGATCGTTACCTGCAACGCCTGGTCGCCGGTCGAGCGGGCCTTACCCACGGCCGCGACCTCGACTGGATAGACGTCCATCTTCCCGGTCGCCGCCACGTCGCCGCCGTCCATAAAGACGATGTACCCGGTCTGGCCGCGCGGGTTGACCGTGCGGATATCGTTACCAGTCTTGTCGGCGTAATAGGTGATGGACGACTGCTCGGCCTTCGTCCGGCCGGCAATCTGCGACACAAACCGCGACGCCAAGTCGGGCGTAGCGATCATGTCGGCTCGGACCTGCCACCCAGACAGGTCGGCGATCTCCGCGGTGACGTTGGTGCCAGCGGTGATCTCGGCGCGAGTCGGAATGAGGGTGGGGGCGGCGATCGTCGGCAGAAAGTGCACCCGAGAAACCTCAGGCTGGAAGAAGCGCGTCGACTTGTTGAGCGCGGGCATGGACTACTCCTCGGTGGTGACGGGGACGCCCGCGGCCGGGTCATCCTGGGACTTGCGGAGACTTGCGGGCTTGACCGGCTCCCAGCCGGGATGCGCCTCGGGGTGGATCAGGTCGGCGACCTGACCGGGCAGGTCGGGGTGAGTGCAAAGCGGCATGGCGGGCTCCTCAGGTGGATAGGCGGCGTGCGGCGTTGGCGATGGCCTGCTCGGCGGCAGCCATGACTTGGGCGCGGACCTTCGCGGCGGCTGGCGCGAGGAATGGCCGGGTCGACTGCGACACCCACGCGTCGCCGCCGAAGACGGGATGCCTGAAGCTGTCCCCACGCCCACCGATGCCCTCGTAGGGGCGGGCATGCGGAGCCTTGGATGAGTCGACCCGCAGTGAGACGCCAGTGCGCGGACCGGACGTGTAGACCCGCAGCGACATCGCACCGGGGATGCGGGAGGACCACGACGCATTCGCGCGCGCCTGGTTGAGCGCGGCCTCTCCGGCCTCCCGCAATCCCTTGCGCAGGTCGCGGCGGATGTCGTCCGGCAGCACGCCGAGCTCACCGACGAGGATGCGCAGGCCGCCGTACTCGACCATCAGAGGGCGGACTTGACCCGCACCGAAAACAGCGCGTCCACCACGGGGCCAGTCGACATCTGTGCGGTCAGCCAGGAGTACGCACCAGTCACCTCGGCCGAGTCGACCGCACCGCCAAGAGTCGGGTCGGCCTTCACTGCCTCGGTGATCGCGGCGTGCATGACCCCAACGCGGTCGGCCAGGGTGAGCGGGTCTGTCTGGTCACCCCCGGCAATGGAGATGGCGCAATGGATCGTGGCATCTTCTAGGTAGCGGTGCCCTAATCCGGGCATCTTGTCAACGGTTGCGTCGATCGCGGGGCCGTTCGCCGCGAAGCCAACGCTGACCACCTCCGGCAGCAGAGTCCTGCCGGTTGGCATTCCCGCCAAGACCGTTGTCGTCGAGGAGTCGAAGAGCCCCTCGATCAGAGCGTGCGCGGCACGCCAAGCCAGCGAAACGCGGGTCGTGGTCTCCTGCATCAGGCGAGACCGATCTGACGGTGAGGCGCGAGCAGTTGAGCGGCCCGCGCCGGGATGGCGAATC